TCAGGTGTTGCATTACCATTGGTTCGTAGAATCTTTGGTGAGATTGCAGCTCAAGACTTTGTAAGTGTTCAACCAATGAACCTACCATCTGGTCTAGTATTTTATTTAGACTTTAGATATGGTAAAGCAACTGCTGGTTCAGAAGCTGAAGGTTTTGGTACTACTGATGTAGGATTAAAAGTACCTGGTGGTGCTGTAAAATCAATTGGTGGTAAAACTGGTCCTAACAATCCATCTGGTTCATCTTCACCTTACGGTGTTGGTGGTCTTTATGGTGAAGGTAGATATGATTATTCTATCAATTCTGAACTATCTGATGAATGTGATTTAGGTTCTGCAGCTGATGGTTCATACGCTACTGCTTCAGTATCTTATAAAGATATTAACTTTAACCAAGAGTTCTCAGCTTCAATAGGTTCAGCTGCTAGTGATTTCGGATTAAGAAAACTAACATTCACTAATACCGATATGTCTCAAGTTGACTTAAAAGCTGTTAGATCATTTAATCTTACTGGTTCTGCTGGATTTGCTACAGCTGATGCTAAAAAACTAACTGTATTACCACAATATACAAAAGATAATGGTAATGGAACAATATCATTCATCGTTTCTGGTTCAGTTTGGGATGCTTCTACTTTTATACTGGGTAATAAATTAAAAGTTGTTTATTCAAAACAACCAACTGAATCTGATAGAGGCGACTTTGAAGATACAGTAGGTAATGCAGATACTGATTCATTAGCAATACCTGAAGTTGATTTACAACTTAGTAGTCAAGCTATCGTTGCGAAAACAAGAAAACTAAAAGCTGTATGGTCTCCAGAGCTTGCTCAAGACTTGAATGCTTATCATTCTGTTGACGCTGAAGCTGAATTAACTTCAATGTTAAGTGAATATATTTCAATGGAAATTGATTTAGAAATACTTGATATGTTAATTTCAGATGCTGTAACAACTGATTATTGGTCTGTAACCCCTGGTGAAGACTATAATGGTTCAGGTACTGATGAAGGTGCTTGGGATACTACAACATTCTATGGTACAAGATTCGAATGGTATCAAACTCTATTAGGTAAAATCCAAAAGGTTTCTAATGAAATCCAAAGATTAACTTTAAGAGGTGGTGCTAATTTCGTTGTTGTTTCACCGACTGTTGCTACAATCCTTGAATCAATTCCTGGATATTCAGTAAGTACAGATGGAAATAAAACTCAGTTCGCAGCTGGTGTTCAAGTTGCAGGAAGTCTACAAAATAGATGGACTGTTTATAAGAATCCTTATATGACAGAAAATCAAATATTAGTAGGGTTTAGAGGAAGTAATTTCCTTGAAACTGGTGCTGTATATGCTCCATATGTACCACTAATCATGACTCCATTAGTATATGATCCTAGTGATTTCACTCCAAGAAAAGGTGTGATGACTAGATATGCTAAGAAAATGATTAGACCAGAGTTCTATGGTAAGATTGCTATTAAAGATATTAACTTAGTATAAGTTTAAATTTTTAATATACTTAGTTGAAAAAACCCTGTCTTTTGATGGGGTTTTTTCTTTTCCATTGATATTTATATATGAAGAATAATACCCATTTTGGAGAACATTAATGTCAAAATTTAATTATTTATATACAGACCCAACAAGTGCTAATGAAGTTACTGGATCAACACCACACGGAATTTATGATAGCGATTCGGAGTTTCAAACAGATAGTTTAACAATATGCAAGTATGTTGCTAGAAAACTTGGACATCCAGTTATGCAATTAGAGTTCAATAGTGGTTCAATATATGCTTGTTATGAAGAGGCAGTTTCTGAATATTCATCACAAATTAATTATTATAATACAAAAAATTGGATGTGGGAACATTATGGTTCAACTAGTAGAATTAGTGGTTCTACTATGAGTTCTACAGGTTCACACGAACCAGAAGCAGCACATATGGGAACAACCTTTTTATTATCAGAACAATATGGTGAAGCTGTGAATGTGGGTGGTGGAATTAACTTATACACAGGTTCAATTACATTAGTTGAGGATCAACAAGTTTATGATTTATCTACTGATGCGTTTTTAGAATCATCAGCCAGTAGATTGGAAATACAAAAAGTATTCAATCAAGGACCAGCTGCAATTTCAAAATTCTATGATCCATTTGCAGGAGCTTATGATAATATTGAATTATTAGATTCATTTGGATTTGGGAATGTATCACCGGCTGTATCTTATATTTTAAGACCAATGTCGTATGATTTAGCAAGAGCTAATGCAATTGAGACAAATGATTTAGTTAGAAAATCTGCTTATTCATTTGAATTAGTAAATAACAAACTAAGATTATTTCCAAAAGTAGAATCTTCTGATGTTGGTAATAAAATTTATTTTCATTATTATGATAAATCAGATAAACAGGGTGTAACAAGAACTTATACCAATTCAAAAGTATCAGATCCATCTAATATACCTTATAAATTTATTACTTATTCAGAGATAAATGCACCTGGTAGAAATTGGATACGAAAATTTACATTAGCAGTAGCTAAGGAATTACTTGGAATTATAAGGAGTAAATATGCTTCAATGCCATTACCAAATGGTGAGGTATCACTTGATGGTGAGTCTCTAAAAGTTGAGGGTAGAGATGAAAAAACTACATTATTAGAAGAATTGAAAGAATTTTTAGAATCGGTTTCATTAGCTGAAGGTACTAGAAAAGAACAAGAGGTTGCTGAATCTCAACAAGCAGTATTAAATAAAGCACCATTAAAAATATACATAGGATAGAACAATGAGTCAAACAAAACCATTTTTTATACCACAAAAAGAATTTGATTTAATTAATTCAATGAATGAGGAATTGATTGATGAAATAGTTGGACAATCTGTAGACATTTATAAGGTAAATATAGAAAGAACTGATGAAAATTTATATGGTGAATCAACTACGAAATATTATGATATTGGATTTAGAGTTAATTGTTTGATTTTATTTAATGAACCTGAAGTGCAACAAGACGAGTTTGGTGCGGATGTTAATTCATCAATTGAAATGTATTTTCAAAGAGAAAATTTATCAAGTGGTTCGTTAAATTTTGTTCCAGAAACTGGTGATATTGTGGATTGGAATAGTAATTATTGGGAAATTAATGGAACAACAGAACCACAATTATTTGCAGGACATCCTAATTATAAACATCAAATAAAAGCAACTGCTCATCGTAGTAGATTATCATCATTACAAATAGAAGAGAGGCCTAAATAATGAGTTTAAATTTATTAAAAGAGAGATTGGATGGTTTTATATCTACAGATAAAAAAGAAGTAGATAAAGAAAAACTAAATATCAAGTTTAACAATGATATACAAAACTTAAAATCTTTAGATTCGCAACATCAAGGAGAGTTAGAGGAAAAAGAAAGAATTATCGCAAATTTAGAAATAGAAGCTTCTGAATTAGCTAATGAAGTTTTATCATTAGAAAAAGAGAAATCTACTATTTTAGAAGAGTGGAATAATTCTAAATGGTTAGAAAATACAGTTGCTTCAAAAACAAAAAAAATGTATGAAGATAAAATTAAAACAATGAGTTATGTAGATAGTACAGAGTTAATCCCTATGTTAATAGAGGTTTCAAGAAAAAAACAAGGTAACAAAAAATTAAATTGGGGTGATTGGTTGGAAATACCAGAGAATAGATATTTGTTACAAATAAATGAAAATATAGCTAAAAAAGTATTTGAAGGTACTAATGTTTTAATAGATAAGGCTATAAGTAATATAGATAGAAAAAGAATCCGGGAGGATAGATAATGGCTGTACAACAAATAACACATAAAAAAATTATAAAGTATGATACAGATAATCCTAATTTTAAAAATACGCCAAAACCTGAAAAAGTAGTTAATGGTAATGTAGATGAAGAAAATATATATGGTGAAAAGAAACATACTTACCAACCAGATAATGGTAATCTTCAAATGAATGAAATGATGACTGGTATTATGAATAAACTTGATGGATTGAGTGTGAATTCAGATATAGTTCAAAAGAGTAGAGCTGTTGAAGTGGATATTAAAAGAGAAATTGCAATAGGAAAACTTGATACAAATGCAGTTAAATCAGAAGAATATGTAGGTAAAGTTAAAACTAAAAAAGATAAATTAAAAGCATTGAGAAAACGAAATGGCCGTTAAACCAATAAC